AGCATGGATAGCTGAACGCTTAGATATCTGTCTACGCCAGGCCAATAGACTTGTTGCTAACATGAAGGATGAAAAAGTAGGTGATACGTATACCCGTGGTATGGAGATGACAGCCATCACAAGATTAACGCCGATGTTAGCCAGACCATCCATATGGGCCAAGCTCCAAGATGTTCTACCGGTATGCAAATCATTAACCAAGGGTCTTATTCTTTATGTAGGATTACTCAGTTCTCCCAAAACCCTCTCTAAATGGGCACATGTCGTAGGATTAAAGAATAATTATTTATATATAAATAAAGAATATAAGAAGAATATACCTAGTACTCCTAAAATCATACAAGAAGAACCAAAAACTGGGCCACCTAAGGTGGCAGCTACCGCAGAGGAAGCAAAAAGGATAATTGACGCCTTCCTTGCTACATTGGGATAGCGCCCAAAAAGATTGATTATGTAAATTGTAAGAGCGCTATCGATCTGTCGCTTTCGGGAGGATAACTGCCTGCCCGGGCCCCGCCACATTTCCCCTTTTGTTGGTTGTTTTTCGGTCTGCTGTGTTGTAACCTACACAGTAAGCAGACTAAGACTTTAAAAAAGGAGTTACTATGTTGGCACGCAGTTACTTAAAGGTAATACCCACCCCCGAGTTCCGCCCCACCCCCTCCCAAGTTGATCCCTATGCACAAGTGTATGTAGTTCAAGGTGATCCCGTACCCCTTGCTCGTGCTCGCTCTTCAGGCAATCGTATGTATGATTCTCAAAAGAATATTAAACAGTTCATACGTATATCACTTGAAGGACAACACAACCAGCAAATGTATAAAGGTCCAGTTATATTAGATATACGTTTCTATCTTGAGCTCCCTAAGCGTAAGATGCATCCCCATCACACACCCTTAGGGCCTCACTTCTTTAAACCCGATCTATCTAACCTGATTAAGATGTATGAGGATGTATGCACCGGCCTACTTTTACAAGACGATGCCCAGATAGCAACAATTATTGCCCATAAGTATTATGATTACGTTCCCAGAACAGAATTTTCAATTATAGAGATTAAATAAATGGCAGATACTAAAAAAAGAACTACGAAAAAGAAAGAGGAGGCTATCAAATCAGTAGGAAAGCAAGAGCCTACTTTTTGGGAAGCTTTTGCTATGCGACATCAGCCCCCATCTCAACATTATATTGAATCGATAGCTCGACGAATGATAGCTTGGTCTGAACTTCCCGATAGTTATATCTTAACCAAGTTTATGGTCACGCTCCCTCATGCACCAAAACAAATATATGATTGGGCAAAAGATTGGCCCCAGATTGAATATGCTTTGGACGTAGCTCGTGCAAACATAGCTGCGCGTAGAGAAGAGAGAGCGGCCGCAAGCAACCAAGACTATTATAAAATATATGAGCGTAACCAGGCTGTGTATGATATGCCTTACCGTGATCTTATTAAATGGCGTGAGGATATTAAACCTAAGGCGCAAGAGAGTGGCCCGACAACTGTTAATGTAATGGTGCCTGAGTTTGCCACAACAGATATAGTCCCCGATGTTAGAAAACCTATCGGATCAGCAGGAAAGGCTACCGGATGAAAGAAAATTTAGTAAGAAGAGATCCCAATAAAGTATATCCCCAAGGCAAAGGATGGCCAGGAGCTACCTGTTCTGATTGTTCCAAAGATGTATCCCATGGATTCATCTATAAAGAAAAAGATCCTGAGATAAGATGGTGTCTTGATTGTGCGTTAAAGGATAGATAATGAGCTGGGCACACATGATTAAATCAAATTGTAGAGTGTGCAATAAAGAAGCATACTTTCGCTGTGATTCTGATGGGAATATCTCAGAAATGGGACCTGATGGCTATCCATTAAAGGGTAGATGCGGAGAATGTTATGACATTTGGTTCTACAATGAATTTAATAATGGTGTTAATCCTAATAGGAGAAAGTATGATAACGACTAAAGAAGAACATCTACAAGATAGAATCGATCGTCCTAACTATTGGAAATTCAGGGATGCTCTTACTGCTATAAAAGATCATCATACACAACAAACTATAGAGCTATGTGAGTTAAAAGGTCATCGCAAAGGAAGAACCAAATTGATGGAATGTAGTTGTTATGAAGGCATGTACGAATTGTTTAGCAATGCGGGATCTCTCTGGGAGTTTGTAGACGTAAGAGAACAAACTAAAGAACCCTATGAACCACACATGAAGGAAGATGGTGAGTAAAGATTTTAATTTAACCATCTATTCCTGTGGTCATGAATGCAATATGGGCAATTGTGAAGATAAAGAATTCGCCATGCATATAAAAGTATTTATATGCCCTACTACCAAGCTTAACTTAGAAAAACATTTCGATCTGGTACGTATTTTATCGTTACAGGATTGCAAGGAGTGGTTGGAATATGAAAGTTAATTGTCCCATGCTCTGGACTGCCTGCTCTAATGAAGCCTGTAAAGTTACCTGTGAAGAAAAGAAAGCATGGACTACACAGATCACCATTGAGATATGCAACCAAGAAGATCCACCCGATGCAGTTATAAAGAAAGTATTGGAGATGATGCTACCATTGGCATACAAAGACTTTAAGGAATGGCTTGAAGAAGAACGTAACCGAAGAGCAAGTGCATAAGCTTTAAAAAAGAGCGAGTAGTAATGAGTATACCTGTTGAGGCGATTATCCACTTGGATAAGTTTAAGCCTCGTGACTATCAATTACCTATATTCGATGCGATAGAGAATAAGGGTTTCAAACGTGTAATAGCAATCCTTCCACGACGTGCTGGTAAAGATCTGGCCTGTTGGAATCTTCTTATTCGTGCTGCTATACGTAAAGTTGGTGTGTATTGGATGTGTTATCCCACCTACGCTCAAGGCAAGAAGATTCTCTGGGATTCAGTGACGAATGATGGTATGAGATTCCTGGATTATATTCCACCTCAACTCATTAAATCAGTAAACTCGCAAGAAATGAAAATTAGGCTAGTAGGGGGTAGCCTTTTACAAGTAGTAGGATCAGACAATGTTGATAATCTTGTTGGTACTAACGCTCGTGGGATTGTGTTCTCTGAATACGCGCTCCAGGATCCCCGAGCCTATCAATTACTTCGACCGGTACTCACAGCTAACGCTGGTTTCGCGGTCTTCATATCCACGCCCCGTGGTAAGAATAACTTATGGGAATTATACAACCTTGCACAGGCCAATCCCAACGAGTGGTTCGCCTACATGCTCACGGTGCACGAGACACAGCACATAGATCTTGAGCTTATTGAACAGGAACGTCGATCTGGAGAGATGTCAGACGATATGATCGAACAAGAATATTTCTGCAGTTTTTCAGCTGGAGTAGAGGGAAGCTATTACGCTAAATACTTAGATAAGATGCGCTTGAAAGGCCAGGTTGGTATCGTTCCATGGGAACCAACGATGAAAGTGCATACCGCATGGGATATCGGTTTAGATGGCACAGCAGTGATATTCTTCCAGGTTGCAGGCCAGGTAGTTCGCGTTATAGATTACTACGAAAAGCCCAACATGCCTTTCGAATACTTTATAGAACTCGTACTCCAAAAGAAATATCGTTATGGCAACCATTTTGGTCCACATGACTTGGAACATCGCGTCTATACTAACAGTGCAGCAGCTACAAGAAGAGAGCTTGCGCTCGATCTTGGTATTGAATTTCAGGTAATAGATCGTGATCTTATAGCTGATGGTATAGAACTCGTGCGTAAAACATTACCACGCATTTGGATTGATGAAGTAAATGCTCAGGGGTTAATACGCTGCCTAGAAAACTACCGCCAGGAATATGATGGTAAGCGCAAGATCTATAAGGGTAAGCCATTGCACGATAACTATAGTCATGGAGCAGATGCTTTACGCTATCTTTGCCAATCTTTATCACGCACCTCAGATTCTATATCTTCTAAAGAGCGTGAGTATCTTTATCGTGAGGCAATGTATGGTACAAGTAATAGCAATATACCTGCAGCTCTGCGTGATGACGTATACTATTAGTCTGCTATACTATGCCTGAGGGAATATGAAAAGAATTAAGCATATAGTTGAATGGTATATTGAGCATCCACAAGAGTTTGCACGCATGCTGCGTGATTATTTAACGATCATAGCAGCGATCTCATTTGTTATTGGTATGTTCGCTGTAATGATAATGATTATAATTATATCTATCTGGGCTATAACTCGTGCAGATTTAATGGTAAATTTTATTTGGTTTGGACTGTTGACTATGATATCTGGTGTAATATTGGCTGCAAGATATGAAAATAATAATATTTATTAAGGGAAGAAGATGAACGAAGAAAAGATAATTACCGAAGTAACTAAGCCTGCTTTTAAAGTAACTAATAAAGAAGCAGTTAGTTCTAATCAATTAAAAGATCTTAAGCAAGATATAGAACATCTCAAAAAAGAGATAACTAGTATCGAAAAACGTCTTAAGAATAATATTATTGCCTGTGAAGCAAATACTACCTACATAGATGAATTTAAAAGAAAACTTGAAGTCACCGTGAATAGCGTAACAGAAATGGTAAATAGTAACCGATATGCCATGGACGTTATTTTTCGGCATTTACGGTGGCATCAGGTCGTCCTTGTTCTTATGCCATTGCTTATATTTTTCGCTTTGTGGGTGAAGAATGTATGGCGGTGATAAATGAATAAAAGTCGTCAAAATATAACAGTAGTAAAAGGGGGTAAATATAATGTTGGAAAAAGAACAACACAAAAGAGTAAATATAGATTTGCCTTTAGTATAACTCGCCCCCATGAAGGAGAAAAAATGACCGAACAAAATTCTACAAAAGGTAAATGGTTCCTGAGTTGCAGTGGCGAATTACCTCATGGGGTTAGATTTGCCCTTATTAAACTTACTGATGATGGACCTTTGATGGAACCCATCGAAGATTTTATGATTGGTATTCCTGGTTTTGATGAGAAGGTTGAAGAGGGATATTTTAACTGTGATAAAAAAGAATTCAAAGATCTTTTTCTCAGTTATCTTTTAGCACTATCAGAGCAAAATACAGAAAAAGTAGATGATATTCTCTCAAGATGTGTCTCAGTATGGAAAGCTTGTGAAGAAGAATCATATGCTGGACCTGCTGCGAAACTCTTAAAAAGACTCGCCCCTTAATAAAGAAGGGACTAGGTGGTATGAGGCCCCTAGTCCCAAAACGATAGTAGTTAAACCACTATCCAAAAAAGGCAAAACGGATATGCATCTTGAATCTTAACATCTATTTTATTTGCTTTCAACTATAGCCCGTCTTACACTATCTACGTCAGAGTTTTGTACGCCTAATCAAACCTCATTACAATTATAAAAAAGAGTTGTCATGAGCCAGGAGAGCAGTAGTAATGATAGGGCCAGAATTATCACCGATGTATATAGATGAAGTACATCGCGATGTCTTACAGATGATGGAGGCTTCATATGTGCAAGCCATTACGATCAATCAATCTTTCTGGGCTGAAGCAGATGTGGATACCCGTTTTGAAACCGGCGATCAGACTATTTTTAATGAACTTTATGGTAATATACCTGCTAATAGACGTCGTCAGTTCGCCTTTAATCGCATCCGTCGTGTTATCAACATGGTGCATGGCTATCAGGTACGCAATAGAAAATCCATAACCATTATCCCTGTAGAGAATGGTGAACAAGATACCGCAGACCAATACACAAAAATATTCTCGCAATTAGAACGCCAAGAAGGCATTCTTGAAACCATATCCGATGCCTTTAGGGGGGCATTGGTTACCGGTATGTCACTCTTGCAAGTATGGATGGATTACCGTGAAGATCCTATTTCCGGTAATATAAAACTAGATCATAAGCATTATAACTCATTCCTCATAGACCCATTCTTTCGCAAAAAAGATCTCTCTGATTGCAACTTCATCTGGATACGTAACTTTCTCACCAAGCGTGAAGTAGTTTCATTACTTCCATGGGCAACCGAAGAAGTATTAGGATTTTCTAACCTTGAAGGAACTCCCGGCAACAAAGATGCCAAGTTCCAGTTTATGCCTGAAACGTATAATTTCTCAATGAAGAATCTTCTTACGTATGATGAGTATTATTATCGTGCATACCGTACACAAAAATCATTAGTGGATATTCGTACGGGTGAATCAATGGAATGGCGTCATGGCGATGAAGCTTTGCGCGAATATGAACGACAGAACCCAGAGATTATGAATAACCTGATTGAAGTAGATCAGGAAATACAGACCGTGCGTTTGGCTATCGTCGTACAAGGCAAGGTCATGTATGATGGTCCACAACCTGGTGGAACCGATCGCTATCCATTCGTTCCGGTTGTTGGCTATTACAATCCCCAAATGCCATATTTCCCTTGGCGTATTCAAGGCATCGTGCGTGGATTACGAGATGCACAGTTTCTTTATAACCGCCGTAAGGCAATAGAATTAGATATTCTTGAATCACAAATTAACTCTGGTTGGTTATACAAAGAAGATGCACTTATAGATCCTAAGGATGTATTCCTTTCAGGCCAAGGTCGTGGCTTAGCGCTCAAGAAATCAGCACAAATAACAGACGTACAAAAGATACCAGCTGCCGACATACCACAAGGACAACTTGAAGTCTCTCGCATACTTGCTGAGGAAATAAATCAAATTTCAGGCGCTAACGAAGAATTATTGGGTTCGGCTACGGATGATAAGGCAGGTATATTATCGATGCTTAGGCAAGGTGCTGGTCTTACTACGTTGCAGATATTCTTTGATAACTTAGATTATGCGCAAAAGATGCTTGGTAATATTATGCTCGATATGATTCAGACAAACTATACCCCTGGAAAAGTACAGAGGATTATTAATGAACAGCCCACTGCACAGTTTTATAATAAAGCGTTTGGAAAATATGCGGCCGCAGTTACAGACGGTGAGAACACGGATACACAACGTCAACTCCGTTTTGCACAGCTTCTTCAACTCCGTGAAGTTGGAGTGCCAATTCCAGATGATCAACTCGTGGAATCCGCAACTATCCAAAATAAAAAGAAACTTGTCGAAGCAATCCAAGCCCAACAACAACAGCAACAGCAAATACAACAAGCGCAAATGGAAGCTGCTCAACAAGAGCAAATGGCTCGTGT